GTTGACGGTGCCCGCGGTCCAGTCCGCCGAGCCCGCGACGTAGCCCGCGGTCTTCTCGGTCGAGGTGCCGGTGAGCGCCTTCGACAGGCCGTCGAAGCCGTTCGCGTCGACGGCGATGTCGCCGTTGATGAGCTCGCGGCTGAAGCGGATGCGGGTCGAGACGATGACCTGCTGCATCTGGAACGTCAGCTCGTTCGTTGCCGAGCCTCCGAGCTTGGCCAGCACGCGGTCGATCGTGAACGCGCCACCGAGCGGCTTGAGGTCAGCCGAGTACCGCGTGCGCTGCGCCTGGCCGGGCGTGTACTCGTTGTTGAGCGCACGGAAGCCGGCCGGTGCGGCCTGGGTGAGGCGGGTGTAGCCGTAGGTGAGGCTGCCGCCGTTGGTGCCCGGCGTGACCGTGTCGTCGAAGACGATCCGGTCGAGCAGCCAGGACGAGCGACGCAGGTTGTCGATGACCGCGTAGTCCACGTCGGTCGCCGTGTTCACCTGCGCCTGCGCGAGAGTGACAGGCACGGTGTGCTCCTGGGATTACTGGCCGCCGAGGGCCTTGTCCACGGCGGCGTGAAGGGACTTGGGGCGTGTCGGGGCGTTGCCGGGCCCACCCGGCAGGTCCCCTCCGGAACGACCCGCACCGGGCTTCGGCGCGAGCTTGGCGAACTTCGCCACGGCCTTCTTGATCGCGTCCTCGTCGACGTCGCCCTTGTCGGTGACGAACACCGAGGTGTCGATCAGATCGAGGGCCTCGCCGAGATCCACCCCTGCAGCTGCGACAGCAGCCTTGAACTCAGCCCGCGCGAGCTTGGCGCCGGATTCCTTCAGCGCCTCGGTGCGGCCCTCGGCCTTCGCGGCGGCAACAGCCTTTTCGGCGTCGCTCATCGCTGCGGCCTTGTGCTTCTCCAGCTCTTCGGCCGCGCCCGCGTTCTCCTTGGCGCGCTTCTCCCACTTGCGAGCCTCGGCCTTCCAGTCCGTCTCCGGTGCGGGATCGGCGGGCGGCTTCGGGTCGTTCGGCGGGGGCGTTGGCGCCGGGGGTGCGGGCTGCGGGTCAGCCACGGGCGGGTTCTCAGGGGTTGGTGCGGACATGTTGGTTCTCCCGTGCGGGTGTGCTCGCATGTGCCCGTGCGGGCTGCGGGCGGTGGGTTGATCAGGAGTTCGCCGTGCGGCGATGGGTAACGCGGAGCCACCACGGAGCGAGGTAATCGGGCGTGACGCGATACATGCCCGTGGTGGCGGTCTTGGGGGTGCTCGCGATGCTCGCGGGCTGTGGGATTGGTCCAGTGGCGTCGAAGCCGATGGCAACGTCGTCCGCGGCAACGACAACGACAACGACAACGAGCAGCACGCCGCCGCCGAGCCCAGTTGTCACCTCGACGACACCGAGTCCCACGCCGAGCGCGCGAACGGTCACGGCCCAGAACGTGGTGGACGCCTTCGCCGCGGCCGGCCTGCCGGTACCGAAGCCACGCGACAACACCAAGCAGAACTGCGCCTCGCTCGGCTGCGACCAGCTCGTCACCACCGACGCGATCACCGTGGTGGTGTTCACCAACGACGCTGCGGCAGCGAAGTACGCCAACGCGGCCGCGGGCAACGCGCACCGGAACGGCCTGGTGGTGCTCTCGTACGCGGCGGCCCGCACACCTGCAGCTGACCGGCCGCGCTACGAGGCCGAGCTGGCGAAGCTGCTCCGCTAGCGGGCGATGCCGATCTGCTCGCGGTGCGGCTGCCGGAACAGCTGCGTCGACGCCGTTTCCAGGTGATCGCGGATCTTCGCCTGGTAGTCGCGGACCGTGGCTTCGTGCTGCGCCTTCACCGCGGGATCGAACGCGGACTCGGCCTTGAGCTTGTACTCGCGGACCTTCCGCTCCAGGCGCCGTAGCTCCTGGCGGTCCTTGTCTCCCTCGGGGTCCTCGGTGTGCGTGATCGGCTTCGTCACGCCCGCCAGGTACGCGGACAGGCTGTGTCGGCAGTTCGGGTGCATGAGCCCGTCTGCGACGGCTTCTTGCACCGAGCCCGCGACCTGGATCTTGACCGTGCGGCCGTCGTCGATCGCGTGCTCGACCTCGATCGTGCGGCGCCCCGCTGGGCCGTCCTTGGCGAGGATCTTGCCTTCCCACGGCCGGCACTTCTCGCACTCCTGCGGGGCGTTCGACACGATCACGAGGTCGATGCCGCGGTCGCCGAGCCGGTCGAGGTGTCCCTGGACGGCGGCCTGCGCGGTGCCGGTACGGGTGGCCATTTCGACGTACGAGGCGAGCTCCCAGTTCCGACCGGCCTTGTCCGTGAACCCCGTGATGCCCTGCGACAGCAGCCGATCCCACGCGCGCTGAGCCGTGCGGCGCCGGGTCTCGACGCCCTGCAGCGTCCCGGTCAGCACCGTCTCGGCGACGACCTTGCGGTAGGCGTCGAGCTCCCAGCGCAGGATCCGCACGTGCGTGCCGCGCAGCTTCGAGGCCAGGCTGAACGCCATGCGCTGCACAGCCGCTGACTGCGGCAGCGCCGTGCGGATCTCCGCGAGCTCGCGGGCGGTGCCGCCACCGAGCTTCGCCAGCTCGGTGAGCGCGGCCTCGCCGCCACGGGCGTACGCCAGGGCGATCGTCTGCTCGACCTGCTCCTTCATCGTGCCGTCGAGCAGTTGCAGGAGCCGCTCGGCGAACGACCGGACGAGTCCGATCTGGGTGAGCTTCTGCGTGGCCCAGTCGGGCGCGTTCAGGCCCTGTGAGAGGCGCCGGCCGAGGTCGAGAGCGAGCCGGGACTGGACGTCGGTGTACAGGTCGACGAGCGTGCGGGCCAGGTCCTCGGCGAGGGTGCGATCAACTGGCATGGGGCATCACCCCTGGTCAGCGCCCTGTTGATCAACTTGTGGAATATTTCCTGGCATATTTTCAACCTTGTCCACTGTGGACGGTTGGCCAGCGTCGCCGCGGAACGTACCGGGGTCCTCCAGCGGACCCATGCCCTGCTCCTCCTTGATGAGGTCGACCTCCTCGTCGACCTCGTCGCCCTCCCACGTCGGGTGCAGGACCTTGACCTTCTCGCGGGTGGACATCGCGCGGGCCTGCTCGATCAGCTGCAGGAACTCGGCGGTGGCCTTCGGGTCCTCGGAGACAGCGTCGCCGAACTCGATCTGCGGCTTCTGCGGCTCGACGCTGCTGCGGAACACGGTCTTGTCGACCAGGAGCAGCGTCTCCAGCAGGTCCGCCAGCGGCGGCCGCCAGTAGAGGATCTTCTTGTCGCGGGTGATGTACGAGCGGCGTTCCTTGGCCTTGGCCTCGGTCGCGGTGATCGCGACGTCGCCCATGAGGCCGAACGACTGCTCGGAGTACCCAGCGCCGCCGAGGATCCGGCCAAGCCATAGGAGGCCGGCGCGCTCGTGCTCGTCGATGCGGATCGCGAACTGGTGGGCCTGCATCTCCAGGCCCTTGTCCGGCATCGACCTCACGGACTCGTACAGCTCGCGGTCCACGTCGAAGAAGGCACCCTTGCCGGGCCCCTTGTCCTCGAGGTAGTTCGCAGGGACGACCAGGCGGGCCTTGGCGAGCCTGATGTCGCGGTTGAGCGACGTGTAGGTCTCGTCCAGGGCGTCCATGAAGCCCTCGACACCGGAGTAATCCGACCGGCCGCAGTAGGCGCACGCGGGCTCGTTGCGCCACAGGCGGTTCGGCCTCATGTTCGGCACGTAGCCCGCGGTCAGCTTGTCGACGCCGGTGTCGATCCGGTCGCCGTCGACGATGTGCTCGGCGAGGCCGGCGGTGACGTCGAACTCGGTGAGCGGGACGCGCTTGCCGAGCTTGTCGTCGGTGCCCTCGAACACGGCGTGGAAGATCGCGCCCTTCTCGTGGCGCTCCAGCCACCGGTACCGCTTGTTGCCGTCGCTGCCGAGCTCGCGCCAGAACGTCACCGCGCGCAGGGTGTCGTAGGACCAGTCGGGGATCGCGGCGTCGGCGTGCACGGGGGAGAGCCACGGCTTGTCCCGGACCTCGCTGTCCCACATGACGCGCAGGTACACGCCGCCGAGCGCGGCCGCGACTTCGGCGGCCTCGCGGAGGCT